TCCACTTTAATGGGAAAAGTTACTTTCTTAATCGGTTCAATGGTTGAGTCGTCCGCGGGGTTTTTCACCACCGTAATTGATGGGATGATTTCAACAGTTGATTGGGTAGGCAAAAACTTGGACATGCTCAAAAGTTTGGGGCTTGTAATCGTTGGAGTTGGCACGGCGTGGGGCATTTATACGGCTGCGGTGTCGTTAGCTACTTTGGGGACTTCGGGAATAATTGCAGCTTTCAAAGCATTAACATTGGTTATGTTAGCAAACCCAATTGGTTTGGTTGTTGCGGCGATAGCTTCATTGATCGCAGTGTTCACTGTTCTATACCACAAAAATAAAAAGGTCCGCGCTTTCTTCGACGGCGTTTGGGGTGGGATTAAGCAATTCGGCGCCAATATCGCTAAGTTCGTAAAAAACACCTTTTCGCCATTTATTACAGCATGGGACGAGTTCCAAAAGGGGAACTTTGGTTCCGCAGCTATGGCGTTAGGGCGTGGCTTGTTCAACGTGACGCCCGCCGGAATGATCGCAAACGCTATGAACGACGGCGACGGGGGTAATTTATTTAGCGGGGTTGTTGATGCCTCAAAAGAAGCAAGTTTAAAATCAAAAATGAATTTTTCCGCAGAGCAACAAGCCAAAAAGAACGGGGCAATGGGAGCTAACGGAATGTCCAAAGCTGCGGGAACAAGCGGAGCCACAAAGGACAAAGCAAAAGATAAAAGCAAATCGAGCATTTCGGGCGCAAGTTCGGGGCGACCTACTTCTATAAACGTCGAGATTGGTTCGCTAATAGAGAACTTTAGTGTGCAGGCGGAGAACTTGGAGAAAATGCAAAGACAAGTAAAAGACGCCGTCTCTCGTGCGTTGGTGTCGGCTGTTAACGATGTTAATTTAATTGCAGAATAATGGATAAAAGACTAGTTCGTAAAACAGCGGAAAAAGTGGTTTTGGTTATTTTACTATCAACTTTGTTTTACATTGGGGTAAGTGAGTATAGAAAAGTCAATCCGTTTTTTGATTTGAAAGTCAAGAAAGCCAACGCAATGTTCACGGGTGCCATTAATAAAATAATAGGAAGATGAAATCAGAAATATTTGCACGAATATTCGAGCAATCGTTTTTGGTTGTGGTCCTTTGCGCTGTTTGTTACTTCATGGTGTTGGAGTATAAAACTTTGCACGAGGAACTAAGCCAAAGAACAGAACGAGACGAACGGTTAATGCTCGACAGGTTGGCGGAATTGAACGAACAAAAGGACCAACTATACGAAAGATTAATTTTGAAAAATGGAAGAAAATAAATTCCCGTTACAAACCGAGTTAACGAACGTCACTCGAATACAGCCCACAAAGATTTTAACCCAATTCGGGTTGCAGAGGTTGAGAACTTCAATCTATGGAGGCAGAGCCGACGGAACGGACACGGCGACAGATGCCGACATAAACGAAAGCGGGTTGACAGTCACGTCTTACTTAGGTACACCGGTTTTCTCGAATTTGGATTTTATAGGCGGTAATTATAAGAACTTACAAGGCGAAGAAATCCAATATGGAGGAGGCGAAAGTGGCGAGGGTCTAAGGATTGACACCGTATTGTTTGACGTATCGCAGGCTAAAAACATAGTAACAACAGAGATACAAGGACGAAACGGAACTATAAAGGAGTACATTTCGGACGGGGATTTCGCTATAAACATAAACGGTTTAATTGTGGACCCCGACGCGAACACCTACCCGGAAACGGATGTTTCCACGTTAATGGACATATTGAAAGCACAAACAACAATTGGCATTGCGTCGAGGTTTTTGAATGATATTTTTGGAATCAATAGCATAGTTGTGATGTCTTATTCATTCCCACAGCCGGAGGGGATGCAAAACACGCAGCCATTCCAAATTCGTTGTTTATCAAATGACCCAATAGAGTTGCAAATAAAAACGCGATAAGATGTACCAGGTAACGAGCAAAACGGAATTTGAAACGGTCACTTTCGGGTTTACAAACGATATAGAAATCGAATCGAGTTATAACCAACTAAGCGACACGGGACAAATAACAATTCCGAGAAACATTAATTTCGTTGATGATTCGGGGGCGACTATTACCGACGTAACAAAAGGAGAAAACGCCGTTTTTAAACGTGGGGACTCGGTGCGAATTTCCATTGGTTACGACCACAAAATTGTTGAGAGGTTCAACGGTGTCATTTCGGGAGTCACAAACAAGTTCCCTTTGGATATTAGGCTCGACGACGAAATGTGGAAATTGAAGCAAAATTCACACACTTTCACACTCGAAAACCCAACTTTGGACGAACTATTGAAAAAAATAATTCCGGCGGGGGTCGATTACAAGGTAACAAAAAAACAAACGTTGGGGGACTTTAGGGTTTCGGATGCGTCAACGGCTCAGATATTGGACGAACTAAGGAAAAAGCACAAGATTTTTTCATGGTTTCGAGGTGGCAAACTTTACATTGGTTTGTCGTACGTTCCGGAGTTACAGACACGCCACGGTTTCACGATGTACGACGACATAATCGACGGCGAATCAATGGAATACATAAACGCATTTGATCGTAAAATCAAAGTGAAAGCTATTTCAATACAAGAGGACAACTCGAAAATCGAGGCGGAAGCAGGAGACGCGGACGGGTCCATACGGACATTGCATTTTAATGGCATTACGGACGAAAACGAGTTGCTAAAGATAGCAGAATCACACGTTGAGGAATACAAGTACGACGGTTTCGACGGCTCTTTTTTAACGTTCGGGCATCAGTGGGTAGAACACGGGGATATTGTGGACTTAACAAACCCCAAAATTCCCGAACAAAATGGTTCTTATATTGTGGACAAGGTTGTCACTAAATGCGGTATGGGCGGAATAAGGCAAATAATTTCAATAAAACAGCGGGTTGCATGAATTTAATTGATTTAATACAACAGGCTTCGAAAACAAACGCGGAGCAATACGCACAAATTGGAACAGTTGAAAGCGTGGACGGGAAAACGTGTGTTGTAAAACCCCTAAACGGAGACGCTCCAATCAACGGCGTGAAGTTAACCGCAGGAGAAACCGAAAACGGTTTTTTGTTGGTCCCGGTTGTGGGTTCGGTTGTGGTGGTTTCTTTTACTTCAAAAACTCGCGCGGTTGTGTCGATGTTCTCAGAGGTGGAAACGGTAGCGGTCCGCGGGGATCAGTTGGGGGGCGTTTTGATAGCAGACGAAATGCGAACGCAATTGGACCGAATGACGGCGAGAATTGACGGTATAGTGGACGCGTTGGAGAAAAGTTCTCCGGACTCGGCGTCGGGTTCTTTCAAAACAAGTTTAACACCTTTATTAGTAAAGGTAAAAGCGTTACCCGTAGAAGATTGGGAAAATATCGAAAATCAAAACGTTAAACACGGGTAAAACCGTATATTGTAACAATGGCAAAGGCGCACGACATACGGTTGGATGATAACGGGGATTTGTTTATTGACTCGGGGGGAGACTTTGAGATTTCAGAGTCCGACACGCGACACGTTGATGATATTATTGATTCATACATAGGACATTGGAAAGAATTTCCAACGGTGGGTGTTGGTATCAAAAGAAAACAAAGCCAAAGCGGTTCAATCCAAAGGGTATCGCGAGAGATCAAAATTCAATTGATTGCGGACGGGTACAGGGTGGACGGTATAAAGTTCGACAAAGACGGCGGCGTTTTTGTAACAGGAAAACGAAACAATGGCAATATTTAAAACATCAAACGGGCAAAACATATTCGATATTTCGCTAATGACATACGGCGACATTTCGGGGGCGGTTGACTTAGTAAAAGACAACCCACACATTGATTTTAACCAGGATATAAACGCGGGTACAGAATTAACTTATACACCACAACAAAACGCGGTGGTGGACTTTGTAGCAATCAAAAACGTAACTATTGCCACGGATGAAAACGACGCAACAACAGGCGGCGCGTTCGATAGTGGTTTCGATAATTCATTCAATTAATTATGTTAACAACTCAAGAATTAATCAACAACGCTAATTCGAGGCAGCCGGACAACTCAAACGGTGAAATCTCAGCGGCAGACGTAAGGGAACAAAACAAAGATGTTGCCGTCTCTTCTTTCAATAAAGTAAGTGACAAACATTTAATTGGTTTAAAAAATTACGACCCGTCGAGAAGCTACGAAGTAGGTGAGGCGGTAACGTATGACAACGGCGGGGGCGAAATCCTTTGGCGATGTACTGAAGCAACAACGGGGGCGTTTAATCCCTCTAAGTGGGTCGAGGTAGGCTCGGGCGCCACATCTTATTCGTTAAGCGTGGACCCGTCCAAAACAAACGGTTTGGAGGTTTTGGGTACCAACCCGCAAACGGTAGGAATTGCGGTTGCTGCGGCAGGGCAAAACGGGGCGTTGAGTGCGACAGATTGGGCGGAATTTAAAGCCAAACAAGCGGCTTTGGGATTCACACCAATAAACGTTGCGGAAAAAGGAATTGCGGACGGTGTAGCACCTTTGGATAGTTCGGGGGTCGTTGCTTTCGTTAATTTGCCGGCGTCACTATCCGGGGCTTTAGATTATAAAGGTGTTTATAACGCTACGATAAATTCACCGGCTATAACAGACGCGGGCGGATCGTTACGTCAATACTACGTTGTAAGCGAACCAGGAACGCAGGATTTCGGGTCCGGAAGCATTCAATTATTAGCGGGGGATTTTCTAATCCATGACGGTTCGAAGTTCGACCATGTTTCAACGCAGGGCGCAGGGATAGAAAGCGTACAGGGTGACACGTCATCGGCTATTGATTTAGGTAACGGGACCGAAAACAAATTGGTGGCATGGAAACCAGGAAACAAATTTAAAGAAGTCGACATCTATTCTGAAAACGGGCGTTTGGGAATCGGTGTTTTGCCGTCGTTCTCAATTATTGATTTCGCCATAAAGAAAATAGCAACGGGGTTTTCTCAGTCAGAAAGCGGCGGCGATTCTCTTCTCGATGTATATTCAAACGCCCAACGGTTTGTTTCTTATCAACAATCGGCAACAGGAGAACACGTAGCTAAACATTACCACCCTATATTGTTAAGCACCAACAACAACAGTAACCAAATACCGTTGTTGGAGTTAGCAAAATCTTTAGCCGCAGCACCTCAAATTCGATTGGCTGCGGACGGAACAGCACCAACAAACCCACAACCAGGGGACATTTGGTCGACTTCGGCGGGCTTGTTTTACAGATACGGAACACAGACCATAAACCTAACAACCGGAGGCGGTGGAGGCGGAAACGGTGTCCCAGGAATCGGAAATTCCCAAGACGGCGAAATCGTAATTTGGGACGGCGTAAACGGTAACGCTTTTAAAAATTCAAATGTTAAATTCGATTCATTCGGGAATTTGATTTTTCAAGTAGGGAAAGGCATAAACGGAAACGAAGCGGGGAGTTCTCAGTCTCAATTTTTGTTCGGAACAGGGGTTGCAACGGCGCAGGTTTTACCATTGCCGGAGGCGTCGCACTTTATGTTTGTACCGACCGCAGTAGAAAAACAAAATTTCCCCTCTCAAATAAACGGGCAATTAGCGTACGACACAACGTCGTTGTGGTTTAGACACAACAACACGTGGGTGGACCTACTTAGTACCGGAGGCGGAGGCGGTTCGGGCGACATGTTAAAAAGTGTTTACGACACGAGCGACAACGGAATTGTTGACAAATCGCAACAAGTAAGATTTAAAGCGCAACCAATACAAACAATTCAAAAGGGTAATTTAGTTTATGCGGTAGGTAGAAGCAATATAACCGGAAACGTAACAGTTGGAGTCGCAGACAACACCATTTCGTTTGCTGAAAATGTCATCGGAATGGCTGCGGAAAGTGGCGCGAGTGGTTCGGAAATTGAAATTGTTAAAATAGGACATATCGACGACATAGACACTTCGGCGTTTCAAGTCGGAACTATTTTGTATTTATCACAAAGTGGTGCCTATGACATAAAGGAAAACATAACAACCGGGGCGTTTATTCCGGTTGCGTATGTGGTAAACAGTTCTTTTTCTAATGGAATGTTGGTTGTGGATGTTCTCAGTACAGAAAGCCTATACAACGACAACATCGTAAACCGTTCGTCTATACCAGGGAGAACGACCAAAGACGCTTTAGAAAACTTGGTCCAAACAATTGTTCCGGGTTCAAATGTAGCGGTAAACAACAGCGACCCACAAAACCCGGTGGTTTCAGCGTTCCCAACGACAACGGCGGGTCTATTGTCAAGAACTTATTTCACAGCGGACACGGAGACATTAAGCGCGGGGACTTTCTTCAAATCAAATAGAGACGGAAAAGGAACAGCGACAACAGCGACGCAAACCGTAACGGTAAACGATAACGAAAAAGAGTTTTTTGCACAGGATTTAATTTCGGAGCCTTACCCAATAGAGACAACAATTTATGCGGGTAGCTATTCGGGTATCTTAAACGGAACAGTTAGCGCAGCGTCTGCAGAGCAAAAATTCTATGTTGAAATATATTTAACAGATGCAAACGGTACCCCAATTTCAAGTGGGATAACAGGCGCACAGGTTGGGGATTTAGGCGTCGAAGTTGTAGCGATTGCCGAAAGTGGGTTAATTGATATAAGACAAGCCGACGAAACACAATTTGCGATAACGGCGGAACTTACGGGTAATTTAATTTTGTCAACGTCTAATCGTATTCGATATCACGTCGCCGCGGAGAAATCCGGAGCAGCGGGGGGAGCGATTGATATTTCGATAAGTTACGGATCGAACCACGTTGCGCACTTGGACATCCCAATACCATCGACAACAAACACGGTGATTAACACCGACGCGGCAACGTTCCCAAGTGAAGCGACGCAGTACGATGTTAACAGAAAGTTAAACACAGAGAAGGTCGGAAGTACAACGACGGGAGAACCAACGGGGGCAACTGTTATTGGAAATATTGTTGAAATATCCCAAACAGATTACGACAGCGCAAAGACCGCAGGCACTTTAAACGCAACAACTTTATATTTGACGCCGGATGCTTAATATAGGAGGAAACAAAAAAAAGGCATACTTAGGGAATAAATCCCTGGGTATGGCTCATTTGGGTGATATTTTGGTCTATTCTAAGTCAGGACCTTTCACTGCCACTTACCAAATAGACGACATTTCCGAACCTTTAACTCTGCCCGTTACAAAAGACTATGAAGTTGATTGGGGTGACGGTGTTATAACTACAACAGGCAATAGTCACGCATACGCTACATCAGGTGTTTATACCGTGAAGATGTTTGGTGTTGTAGATGATTTTCGATTTAATAATAGCGGTGACAAAGATAAGATATTGACTGTTGAGAATTGGGGAGGTTTTGTTGGTTTGTTGAGCGGGTTATTTAGTGGTTGTACTTTATTGGGAGATGTATCTCCTACATCAGGAGTAACTATAAGTTACGGCAGTGCTTTTAGAGATTGCGATTCTATTAATGTTGATTTAACGG